TCATTTAAAGATTTTAAGTTATCTTTCATTTTAATTCCTCCTTAACTTTTTTTAATCTTTGCTCATATTCTGAGTAATCTATTTTTTCAACTTCCTTAGTAGGTTGTTGCTCAGGCACTTCGTTATTTAAACCTATATCTCTGACTTCTTCATATCCTCCACGAATAACTTTTACTTTACTATTAGAGTCAATTAATGTTTCATCGTTTTGAATTGTATAAGGCATTTTATAAACAGCACAATCATTATCAATTGATGCATATAAATAACTATCATCAAAATCTTCCAACCATCCATCATTAAATATTTTCTTTAATGAGGATGATAAAATTTCTCTCTTCTGAGATGATGTTAAATTAGTAAAATTAGTTTCTTCATTTGATAAATTTTGTTCATCAAATTCTCCACCTCTATATTCAACTAACTTTTCATTATCATTTCTTAGCTCGATACTTGTGCCAATGTATGCTGGCACTTTTCTATCATCAATAATAGACACTTCTACTAAATCAATATCAAGAACTGTTCTTTCTTCTAATCCATTTTCATTAGTCTTTCTATCTTCTTTATTGCAATTAAAACCGAAAGACCAACCTCTTAATTTACCTTTTGAGGCCTTATCAATTACTATTGGATCATCTATTTCTACAACTGCACGAAGTCCTATATTGTCCTCATATAACTTAGCTGTTCCACTTTTTGTATTAGCAAGTTCTTTATTATAATCATGATTTAATAATACTAAAATATTATCATTTTTTTCTAATGCTCTTTTGAAAACACTAGGCATTATTCTTTCTATAAATTTACCTCTAGTATCTGTTAATGGCTTAGAAAACCTTTCTACAGCATTCACATATCCATCTATTAATACTTTACCATTTCTAATTTCTACCTTCATATTTTTTCACCCCCCTCTTTTGGTATTACAACACTTGATTCTTCACCCATTGTTGCAAGAGACCCTGTATTTGGTGTGTAATATTTTTGAGTTTTAATATCATATAGCACATTAGCCAAACTCATAGTGATTACATCAAGTCCTTCTATTGCATCTAAATCCTCAGCATATCTAATTTCATTTTTTGTAAGAAATCCAGTCTCTGAAGCAATTTTATAAGCTTCATATCTTTCTTTAATGTTTCCTCTAGTAATTTTTTTTGTATCAAAAGCAAAATAAAAAGACTCTTTTTCTTTTTCAAGTAAGAAGTCTTTATTTAAGGCACTTTCAATTGCACTTATTATTGGCATTATTGCATCTTTTATAGTTTCATCATAGCTTGAATATATATGAAAGGCATCATTTATATCTTCTTTTAATGTCTTTTTTCGTTCATTAACCTGAAGTTCAACTGAAGTACTTGCTCCTTCTTGAAATTGTAATCCATCATTAAGTACAATTACATTTTCATTAGAATTGCCATAATAATTTTTCCAAGCGGTTTTCAAAGTTTCAATTGCATCTTTATCAAGTTTTTTTGTTGCAGTTAAAAATCCTTTTTTACCTCCACCTTTTTGAACTAGTCCTAATTCATAAAGAATAGTTGTGAATGCTGTTTCAATTGATTTTGATATTTCTGCAATTACACTTGTTCCAGATGCTCCATCTTTAGTATTACGGAGTATTGTTAAAAATTCAAATGTTTCATATGTTTTATCATATACCATATATTTTACATCTTTAAATATTGGATGATAATTTTTTATTATACTCAATGAATCAGGATCTACATATCTTATACTTTTAAAGTTATTTTTATCTTTTTCAATATAAATATATGAACCCTTATTTATCAAGTAATCTCTAACAATAGCTTTTTTTAATTGAAAAGCATCTAAAGTATCTCCAGTATCTTGATTTAATAATTTTATTCTAATATCATTAAACACTTCTTTAACTTTTTTCTTTCCATCATCAGTAGATTCTTCTTGATATAGAGATATAGGCAACATTGCAATTAAATTAGATATTCTATCAACAGCACTTGATACAGCTGGTATTGATAGTGCCTTATCTTTATCTATTGTTTCTCCTAGCAACATTGCTTTTAATAATACATCACTAACAACTTCTGTCGGTGTATCTAAAACAGTTTCTCTTTTTTCTGTTTTATTATTAAACATATTAAATAATCCCATATTGTCACCGCCTCTCGTTTAACTACAAAAAAACAAACCCTTTGGAGTTTGCTTTAATATTTTTACACTTACATTATAACATTAAATTTATGTGAATTTTGTGAAAGTTATAAAACCTGTACAAAAAAATCTCCACCTTCTAAAAAAACATCTTGTTGTAATAGGTAAACACTATTTATAAGTGCAATTACCATATCTACTTTTCCCGAAGATCTCTTTTTTGTAATATATCTATTCATGTTAGTATCAAATGTACATTTAGCATTTTGAAAATTTATTTCCAATAATTTGTTATTCTCATATCTAAATTTTCCATCTGTAATTTTTTCATATAATAATTTTGTTGGTGGATGAAGCGTGTCAGAATGTTGTCTTATTTGAACTGTATTATATTTAGCACTCCACTTTTGAGCTGATGATAATGCATTGTATCTGTCATAGCCTATTGCCTTAACTGTAACATCATATTTTTCTTCTATCGCAAAAACAAAATTTTCAATAACTTCATAATCAACATTTTTATTACCACAAGCAATACACTTTAATTGATTTATAAATTCTTGATAATCAACTTTTTCAAATTGATTTTTTTCCTCTATTCTTCCCTCTGGTATAAATGCAATTGATTCAGCTAATATACTATCATCTTCTTCACCAGTCATAGCTACTGAACAGTTATCATTTGACATTGCCAAATCTACACCAATATAAACATCTTTACCAGACCAGTCAATTTTTGCAACTTTACATTTTTGAACTTCACTTATATCTATAAAACTCTCTGTCCCTGCTCCTTGATAAATAATATTACAATGCTTTGTCAAAAAGTTTTCTCGTAATGACTCTCTATCAATTGCTTTAATTCTTTTTGATAACAAATCTTTATATACAACATCGAGTTCAAGAGCTAAAGGATTGGACTGAAGTAATATATTATCATCAGTTGTCCAATTTTTTGTTTCATTAGGTTCATACAGTAATGCGAATACAGTCTCATCATCAGCTAGTCCATCAAATATTTTTTTTGCATACTTAACTTCATCTTCTAATGGATTATCTATCGTTGGATATTTTGTTGATATTATAAACCCTAGTCTATTAATAACTAATAATTGACCAGATCGCATTGCCTCAATCGCATAAGGGCTAGGTAATGCTCCAACTTCATCAGCAATAAATACTGTAGGTTCTTTACCATCCATTCTAGATGTAGAATAATTTAATGGAGTATATACAGTTTCTGTAGGTAAGTGCTTTACACTATCCCTTAATAATTTAAATTCTCCATCCTCAAAAATATCTATATTAGCTTTAATTAATGGCTCTAAAGATTGTTTTATTTCTTTAGCCAATGATCCATCTGGTGCTACTGAAAAAAATCTAGAATATTTTGGTTCTAAATAAAAAAGAAGCAAAAATAAAAATGCAACAATAAATGTTTTACCATTTTTTCTACATATTTCTAAGATAACTGTTTCATATCTTCTTTTCTTAAGATTATCTCTATGAACAGTGCAGAGACTTGCTACAATTAAGAGCCATTGATATCCTGATAAAGCATTATAAATTTTTGTACCAGCTTTAATTCCTTTGGCCATTACTAACATTTTACATATTTTATCAATCTTAATTAATCTTTTCTCATTAATAATATATTTATCTGACTTTCCATCAAATACATCTATAAATATCTCACATTGTTTTTTTACATACTTAGGCGATACTACCTGTTTGTCACCATTCAATTCATAAAACAATTCTGGAGCTTTTATTTTACCTTCAACAACTGCTTTTGCATATATATAACTTGGATGATTATTTTTCATTCTTCATCATCTTCATCATCATTTAACATTTCCATCAATGTTTTTTTCTGAGGAGATGGGATAGCTATTGAAAGTTTTGCTCTTGCCTGTGGCGATAATGATAATTCATTACAGCATCTAAAAAAATCTTTTGAATACATATCTCTCATTGATTTAAAATTTGTATTTAATAATAGTTCTATATCTTCATTACATTTTTTTTCAATAGTCTCTAGCCTCTCTATAGTTATAGCAGTTTGATTTAAAACATAAATATCTAAATTTCCTAATACATCTTTATTTAAATTAAGAAGTATATATTTAAATATTTGCTTTTGTCTTTTATTAAGATGACTAAATGGTTTTAACTTACTACTATCACCTCTTAGTTTTTGTTCTGTTAGTTCTCTTTTGATTCTTTCTTCTTTGCTCATTTTCATTGAATTTGTTTCAATTGATTTTGCTGGTCTTGACATCTTTATCACCTCTTTTCTCTTTTTATTTTTGCTCCAAATTTCATTTTAGGCATTTTTTGTGTTTGTTGGTGGGCAGTAGGTTCTGAAAAAGTTTAAAAATTTATTATACGATCCTAGGGGGGGCAGTATTATTCCCTATCTCTTCCTTTATTTCTAAAATATCCGCATTATTTACTAACATTATAAGGACTTTTCTAGGTATTATTTTATCTTCAGCTAGCTTATGATGATAACAACAAAGAGATATTAAGTTATCATTGTCTAATCTTTTATCATAAGCTTCATTTATAGGTACTATATGATGTACTTCTAGCTTATTATAATTATAAATTTGGTAAGTATCGTATAAATTATTAACACAAACCTTGCATAAATAACTATCTCTTTCTTTTATTTCTTTACTTTTTTCTTTCCATTTATTAGTAACTCTAAACTTATTAGCATCAGTATTCTTTTTATCTTTAGAGTTAGCATAGCATACATAATTAATATCATGCATTTTGCCACACTTATTGCAAGTTTTTAACATATACCCTTATCTCCTTTCTTGCTTATATAAGAGTATGATCTAATCATTAATAAAATAGAATAAAGGAGAACTTAAAAATCATACTCTTATATAAATAAAAAAGAAAAAGTCATCTGATTAGATGACTTTAATAATTTTACAATTACATTATAGCATTAAATCAATGTGAATTTTGTGAAAAATACATTCTCCCTATTGAATTTTACTTTCGTAACAACTATCCCACATTTCATCATTAATAGCATGAAGTTGTAAGTTTTCTAATTCGTAAGTATCTAATGATTTATTTAATTTTTTGATCTCTTCAGTTTGTTTAATAATTTTATTAGTTAAATATCCACTTATAATAATCATAGAAGAAGATAATAATATGGCAAATATAGACATAAAAATAAAAATAGCTATAATTCCAAAAAATTCATTATTTATAATTTTCTTTATCATTATTATTTACCCTCCTTTATTATTTCCTTTAGTGATTTAATTTGAAACCTTAATTTTTTATTATCCTTTTTTAATCTATCATTTTCCATTTTTTCATCGAGATTAAACATAAAATCTTTATACAGTTCATTTTTAATTACCTCTTCTAATACATTTATATGAAGATTTAGAGAGTTTATTTTCTTTTTATCTTTATTAAATAATTCTATTTTATTAAGTTTATCAATTACTAATTGTTTCATAATCATTACTCCTTTTATTATACATTTGTAAATATCTACTTAATTTTTTTTCTGGAGTAGACCTCTCATATCCTAAGATAGCAGCTACTTTTTCCCATGTGTTTAATTTTTCTTTTTTTGTTCTGGAATCAATATAAGTAGTCATAAATTTTAATCTTATTATTAATTGAATTTCCTCATTATCTACACTTGATAAAAATTTATCTATTTTTAATGTTTTATCTAATAATTTAATTTTGTTATTTTCGTATGACTCTTTTAATTTAATCATTTTTAATGCCAATTGTTCAGTAGGATTGCTTATTGTAGTACCATGTGGCATTCCATCACTTTTAGATGAGCTTATTACAGATAATTCTAATTCAGTTATTTTATCTTCTAAATGTTTTACCTGTTTGCTTAAATGAAAATATTTTGATAGTTCATCTATTGTCATAAAATCCTCCTATTATTCTTTTTTTAGTAGCCTCCTGATTGTTCTATTTTTTCTTTAAATTTTTATACATTGATTTTAAAATGCAAAGTATTATAAATGTTCCAAGTAATAACACTATAACAATTCCAAAAATATTTAATATATTTATTAACATTTTTTATCACCTTCCTTAACTCTTTTTTAACTACTGATAATTTTTAATTTTTCTGACTGCTAATTTTATCATTTTCAAATAAGTATTTTGTTAATCCACTAGGGCTAACCCCACAAGACACCCAAATATAATAAATTAATCTGTTAAAAATTTTTTTAGGTTTTGTTTTATCAATATAATTTTTATAAAAACAATTCACTATGCTCATTGTTTACACTTCCTTTTCTTTACTATGTGTTTTTAGTAATTTATTTTTTAATTATTTTTTAATTTAGCCAACTTTCCTCTTTTTTTAATTGATACATTTTTCTATTTAATTTTGATATATCTTTAAAAGTTGTTGCTAAATCTTCTTTTACATTAACTAACCAATATCCATCTTGTTCTACTTCGATGGCATCTTCACTAAAATATAATTCATAATTATAATTTTCATCTTCAAATAAACTATTTTCATATTTACAATCTTCATCTAAATAAAACCACCTGCTTATATACTCATATAATGGATTGTGTTTATCTAAAATGATTGTTACCAGTTCCTCATAAGTAAATAATAAATAATTTAGTCCTAAAGGTTCTTTATCATTTACTTTACACAACAACTTTAAATATTGATCTTGTTGAAATTTTATAGTATCATTCTTCAATTCTATTGTATTTTCAAGTCTATCAATTTTATCTTCTTGTAAATTAACTTTTTTAACTATAATTTCACTCATTGCTTTCCTCCTATTATTTTTTCTATTTCTTTTAATTCTTCTAATAGTTTAATAATCATATTTTGTTAGTCCTCCTTATTTATATTTAACTAATTTTTTAACTTTAGCTTCTTCATAATCAATAGCTTCAAATATGTAATAGTTACTGAACTTGTCCCACATTTCATACTTACTATTAAATGAATTATATTTAATATGATTTAATTGTGGATTTTCTTCTATTGATGTTGCTTTAATTAGGTCGTCTCCACCCAATTTATAATCTCTGTCTTTAATGAATTGTTCTAGCTCCCAAGGATACATTATTCCCCTTTCAACTTTTTAAGGTCTTGTATTATTGATGATAAACAAAGTTCATAACCTACAATGTTTCTATCTAAATCATAGTCAATACCATAATCACTATCATCTTTTAAATCTTTTTCATACTTTTCAATAAGTTCATCAATACCTTTGTTTAGGGTATTATTTTCTTTTAATAAAGTTTCATAATTTGGGACTTGACCAAACCTATTAATAGTTGTTAATAATTCGCTAACATCAACACTACCATAAGTGCTTACAAAATTATTTTCTTCTAGTGGTATTTCTTTCAAAGTTTCAATAAATGTTTTCTCATCCATACTACTCACCACCTAAATTGTATTTTTGTTCTAGTTTTTTCAAATGTTCTAATACATCTGAAAATTCATTACATTTAGCATAAGAAACATATTCTTCCCAAGCCATTTTATAATCAGGTTGATTATTGTGCCTATTTATTTCCTCTAGTGCTTGAATATTTATTTCGTTAGTATGTTGAGGTATTGGGTATATAACCTTCTTATATTTGTCTAACATTTAGTCCTCCTTATTTTTCATATTGTAATGCCTGCCAATATCCATTAACCACTCCAAATTTTCCATTATAAGTAATAAGTGCTACTGGAATAAATGGCAACTTGTGTTTTCTAGTACTGTCATATTTAGGTTTGCTACCTTTAACTAGCCAAACTTCTGTTTCATTTAATCGATTATCAAAATACAAATCGACTAAGAAATATTCTCCAATATAAGGATCAAATCCCTGTCCTAATCTATATTGATATTGATGATTGTCGAACCATTCTCTTGAATAGTTAATACTTTTGTAAATGTCAATTATTTGTTCTTCTGTTAACTTCATCAATCTTCACCAATTTTTATTAAAGCTTGTCCTAGTTCTTTAAAAACATTCTTAATTACCTTAATAATACCTTCTTGTATATTTTTAATTAATTTTATAATAGGATTTAAATCCATTTTCTCAAGTAAATATGCTGCATAATCCAGCTCGTTGTTTTTGATGATTGCTTCTTTACTATCACCATCTAATATCACACAAAAGCCTTGGTCTTTTAGCTTATAAGCATCTTCAAGAGTTAAATATCCATACATTTGTTATCACCTCTTAAATAGTCACACCACTCAATAAATCCTGTTGTAAAGACATCAGTTATATAACCATCAGCCCAGCCTGCAATTCCAATAAATCCATCTTCATTAAATGTAATTGCCTCTCTACTCGCAAAATAAGTACCACTTACTTTTAATTCACAAAATACTAATTTATAATTTTTAAATTTTAAATCTTTATTTTTAGGAGTATTCATCATTAATAAAAAACTTTTAGAATCAAATATTTTTTTATTCAATATTTGAATTAAGTTATATATTTCATTCATACTTATATCAGAATAGTTTAAATTGTTATTTTTAAAATAGTTTCTTGCTTCATCTCTTGTCATGAGACCTCCTTATTGAATTTATTTTTTCTAATTTTTTATATCCATTAATTTGTTCAATTTCTTGATGATATTGTTTAATTTCTTTTTTAGCTGTTTTAATTAATTCTGTTCTTAAATAGATTAATTGTTTTAATTCTTTCTCCCTATCTTTCAATTTCTTTTATCTCCAATTCTCTTTAATAAACTTAACATAAGTACTAAAACTGACAAGTTTTTCTATTAGTTCAATAATTTCAAAATTCCCTTATTTTTTAATACTTTAAACCTCATTTTTCAATATTTAATTTTAAAAAACTTACTCATTACTTCTTTTCTCGTAAATGACTAATTTTTGTTGTTGTTTTTTGGTTAAAACAGCGCCACATAAAGCTGCTTGATTATTTTCATTAATCATTTGTTCTTCACCAATAATTTCTCGTAGTTCATTCCCAAAAATAATAGTAATTAATTTTTTATCAATTCTTTCTATTTCTAATAAACTATTAAAAATTTCTCTACCATTAATGTTGTCATAAACAGTTGCACCATCTTTGATATCTTTTAATAAATCAATGTGATCTTGTGATAGATATATATTTGTATTATCTTTACAATTGTTATTTACAATTACTTGTTTTATCATTTTTTACCTCCTATGAACATTGCTTCTCTAGATTTTTCAGCATCTTCAGTATTCCACATAACATACAGCATAGTAGTACCTACATCGCCATGATTATACATTTTCATAAGTGTTAATGGGTTTCCGCCATTTAAGATATACATAAACCCAAAAGTCTTTCTTAAACTATGCAATCCAAATTTAAAATCAATTCCACTAGCCTTAGCTACTTTTTTCATTATTAATCGCACATTTTGTCGAGTTATTGGATAAATGACATTACGAGTAGTTCCTTTGTAGGTATCTTTCTTTTTTTGCCCCATAAATAGATAATCATTTTCCTTTAATTCATAACTATTAATATATTCCATTATTTCTTTATGAAATTGCTTATTCATACGAAAATTTTGCATTTTACCTGTTTTATTTTCTTTAATTGATACATATCCTTTAAATACATCTTTAGTTTTAAGTTGAAGTAAATCTTCAGCTCTAAAGGCTGTATTTAATCCTATTAGAAATAGCATATAGTTCCTATAAGCTTGGTCTTTTTTAATACCACTTTTTGCATGTTCTTTTTGATAAATTAAATAAACCATTACTCTATCTAAAAGTTTTTTATCTTTAATTGGTAGTGTTTCCTCTTGGCCACCACTAAATTTTATTCTTCTAGCCATATATTTCACCTCAATATCTTTTTAGTATTTCTAATCAATTAATCAATTTTTCTTATATGTATGCCCTTTACCATCTTTATTTTTACTAACATGTTTAATTGTAACTATCTTATTTAAATCTCTAAAATAAGCTTGTCTTTCTTTATAGCTCATTTTAGCTATATCTTCTTCTTTTACATTTTGAATTTCTTGTAACCTTACTTCATTTTTATGTTGTTTTTCTAATATATTATTTTTCATTTTTCCTCCTAAAATTTTATTTTTTTAATTTCTAATATTTTTAATATTTCTTGTTTTTGGCCTTTAGTTAAATTCCAATTCATCCAAATATTTTTTTGTATTTCCATAAGTAGATCTATATTTTTTAATAATTTAGCTTTAAAAATTTGTTTTTTATAAATGGGAATCCAAAATTCTATAAAGGATTTATAATATTTTTCATTTAACATCTAATGTATCTCCTTTTTCTAATATACTTTTTTCCCACTTTAACAAGATTTTTTGTTGCTCTGGAGTTGTATTGGTGTTATTCTTTTGCCTTTGCTGAACAACTTTATTATCTGTTACTTCTATCGTTACTAATGATTTCTTAGGTGTTTTTAATAATCTCATAAAATAAATATCACATAATCCTTTTGAATATCTTTCGGCATAAGTCTTAACACAATTGTTTTGTTGTTGACTTTCTTCTATTAATTCAGATATTGATTTAGCTGGAAATATTACATATTTCTTATCTTGATATTTATTTTTTAGAAGAGATTTATATTTTTTTAATATTCTTTTATTTACCAATGTATCCTTTTTAACATTAATTAAATTCTGTAATCTATTGTGTTCTTCATTTATATGCTTTGGATATAGTATTTTTTTATCTTTTATATTATAATTAAGTTCTTTTGCAAAACTTAAATAATCAAGATATTCTCTATTTTTATTTAGATCATAATCAGTTAACTTTTTAAGTTTAAATAAATTAATCTTATATTTTTGTAAAATATCTAAATCGACTCTTTTAAAATATCTAATTATTTTTATATCTTTTTGTTGGATACATTTTAAAACTTGTAATTCATCTACATCTAGATTATATCTTCGTATAAATGAAGCAAATTCTTTATCAACACCAAATCTGTCTTTAAAATTACCTTTTTTATCGAAAGTTTTTGGGCATAAAGCTAAATTATAAAATCCTAGTTTAATTAGAAGTTCTATAGAACTTCTATAATTTCGAAGTAAAAATGATATATCAAGATAATTAATCTTTCTTGCTAATAACCATAGTTGTGAATATTGCCATTTTGTGCCTTTTAAGAGACTTTTTAGGTTATCAGGATAAATAATAAGAGAATTGCCTAATTGCTTGTAATAAGAACTAAATCTGTGCCAATTAGTAGCAAATTTATTAAAGTGCTTTACATAAGCATATCCTATACCTGAATTTATATTATTATTTACAATTTCATCAAGTTCTTGAAAATTTGTATCATATATTTTTCTCCCATATTCACAATAATGAAAGTCAAATTGTTTTTGATTATACCAAGTAATTAACTCAAAATATCTTATAATATAATAATCTTTGTATTTTTGTACAATTCCTATCGAATCTTTAAAATCATAGTTTTTTAAATAACTACTTTTAATAAGTAATTTTTGTTTACAATTTGGACATTTACATTCTTCATTGATTTTTTTATTTGTTATAAAATAATTGTTGCAATTAGTACAAAAATAACCATTTTTATTTTTAATAATTAAATTGTGTTTTTTTCTAATCTTTGTAATAAATTTATCAAAATTAATAGGTATATCTAAATTTAAATCTAATTCATCATATAATTGCTTATCTTTTTTTTTAATGTACATTATATATCAAATAAACTTAATTGCCTTTCAGATACAATCTTTGTCTTTTTTACACTTTTAGATATTTCTAATTTTGGTACATTATTAGTAATTTGAGTTTCTTCTTCATTATCCTCTGATTCTTCAACCAAATTTTCTTTTGATGTTTTAATTTTATTTATTCCTAAATTTTCATTTGTTTCATCAAAGTAATGAATTGCCCAACTATAGACTTCATCATCTTCAACCATTGCTATTCCAGATTTAGCAATTTTTTTAGCTTCTGATTGAATAAATGAAATCATCTGTGATAATGATTTTTCTTCTGTTAAATATTTTTCATTCATATCTTCTCGTGATAATAAATAATTTACAACTTTTAATAAAGCTTTATCTGTTACTTCTGAAGATAGAATTTTAATTCTTTCTATTCCTTCCATTTTTTTCTCCTAAACTAAATATTCTTCTAATTCTTTTCTAAAATCTTCTAATTCTTCAGTTGAATAATCATCAATAATAAATTCTTCAACTACTTGTCCCATTTTATTTATAGTATTTAGATCTTCTTTAAATAAAGTTATTTTTAATGTATCTTGCTCATCAACACCATAATAAAATCCTTTAGGTAATGGTATAACTCTATTTAATAGTGCTAAACAATTTTTTGAATTCATTATTTTATCAACTCCTTTGCTTGTTGCAATAAATCATATTGATTTAAAATAGTTTTATCTATTTCTTCTCTTAATTCATTTACAATTGGATGGCAAACATCTTTAAATCCATTTGAAGTCTTACGACTTGGCATTGCTACAAATAATCCATTAATACCTTCAATTATTCTTACATCATGTATTGCAAAACTTTCATTTAATACAAAACTTACATAAGCTTTAACCTTGTTATCTTCTTTTTCAAATTCAGTTATTTTAATATTTGTTATATTCATTTCTATTTTCCTCTTCTTTTATATATTTTTAATTGCTGTGGTAGGTAGCCTTTAATATTATTAATTTTCATTATCATCTAACCAATTGTAATCAAACAATTCAACTGGTTCTTTATTGTTTATTTTCATATGCTCTACATATTCTTCGTATTTCATATTTTTTTCTTTTAACCATTCATAAAAAGATTGTTTAGGATGTTCAAATTTAAATTCTGGTGATTCTTCATTTTTACATATATTATTTTTCATGCAATTAAAGCAGTTTTCTGTTTTAAACTTCATTCCAAAATGACATATATTATTACACACATCTTCATTCTCATTTTCTTTTCCATTATCATAATCTTTTACATTTTCTTTTTCATTATCTTTATCGGGTTTATTAGGTTTATTATTACCCAATGGGTTATTTTGTTTTAATTCGGTTTTAGGTCTCCCACCTCTTAAGCCATTATTTCTATTAGCTTCCACTCTTTTTTCATATTTTTCATCATCTAAATTAAATTGATTTTTGAAAAAACTGAAAGCCATTTTTATATCAATATCAATATTTTCAATCTTATTAATTTGATATTCGAATAATGCTTTAAACAATCTACCCATTTGTTCATTAGTCAAATCTCTCAATGGTTCATAAAATGATTTATATATAACAAAACTACTTTTTTCCATGAGCACTCATACCTAAATCATTATATGAGGACTTTCTTTTTTTCTCACCTTGTGGTATAATCATAGGTGAGAAAGCTTTTGTGGGCCTTTCTCTTTTTTTATATAATTTTATCCATGTCATATTGTCCTCCTATTCTCATTTTTTAATTTCCAAGATATTTATAAACTTTCTGAGATCCAGTACATATTTTGATAATTCCTCCATTACATGTATAATTGCCAACAGGAGTAACTTCTTTAGTTGGTTTTCCGATAAATAATAAATCAAATATAAAAATAATACATATAATTATTGTAAAAATTATAATTACTAACTCTACAATTTCCAGTAATGTTAAGCTCTTTAAAAAACTAGGTATTTTATTTAAAATTTTCATTTTTTGATTTCCTCCTAAATAAATTCATATTCTTTCATTTTTTCAATTTTTTTTAATTCTTCTCTTGAATAAAACCAATCATCAATATCTATTCCTTTTGTTTTAGAATTTCTGCTAATGAAATTAAACATGTCATAAATTGATTTTAATTTTAACTTTTCTTCATTTTGATTTTTTGGGATGTACTCATCATGTATGTTAACTATTCCTTTATCAAATTTTATTGTTTTAACAATCATGATTGAATATCCCTCATTTCTTCTTCACCATTTTGGTGAAATGTTGGTAAAAAAATATCAGAAATGTTTCTATTAAAATAATTCGATATTTTAAACATTTCATCACTATTAAATCTTTTTTTTCCTAGCTCCTTATCACTATAATTTCTTGAAGAAATTTCAAGATATTTTGCTACATCACTTTGAGTTTTATTTTGTTTTTTTCTTAAAATTATCAATTTTTCCTGCACTAATATCACCTCCTTTATTATTTTGACATTTTCAATATATCACCATTATGGTTAAATTGCAATACCTATTATTCAATTTTATGAAAATATCTTCCAATATGGTGAAAAATGTGTTATTATTTACATGGAGGTATATATATGGATATAAATAAATTTGTAGCAGATAAAATAAAATATTATCGAAGTAAAAGAAATTTAACTTTAGAGCAAGTTGCAGAATTTTTAAACACAACTCCACAATCAATATCTAGATACGAAAAAGGAGAAAGAAAAACAAATCAAGATATACTTTTTAAATTATCAAAACTATTTAAAGTTTCAATAAATGATTTTTTTCCTCCACGAACAGAAAATGAAAAAATAGCTAATAATCTTATAGAAAATAATTTAAGTGATTTTAATTATTTAAAAAATGCCTTAATAAAAAATGGTTTTATCAAAGATAATGATGAATTAACTGATGATGATCTAATAAAATTGTTAGAATTTGCCAAAGCAAATCAAAACTTTATTAAGAGGGAGAAAAAATGAAAAATAAAATATTAAAAAAAAGAAATATATGGTTTCACATTATAGTAGGATATTTAAGTTGTGGGATTTGGGCTATAGTTTACTTTTATTACAAAAATAAAGACAATAAAGACAAACAAACAGAATTAAAGAAAAAACAAATGGAAATAGAAAATATGAAAAAAGATATTTTAAAAAATACTAAAATATCAATATCTTTTGGAAGTGACCGAGGTACTTATAATGAATGTAAAAGAAAAAGCCTATATTCTAAATCAAATACAGTAAATTATGTAGACGACTATATAATCTTTGATTTAGAAACAACAGGATTATATCCTAATGGTGATAAAATAATTGAAATTGGTGCTTTAAAATATAAAAACAATCAATTAATTGATAAATTTGAATTATTGATTGATCCTGAGATAGAAATATCCAGCAAGATATCTAGAATAACAGGAATTACAAATGAGATGATAATAGGATGTGAAAAAATAAATACTGTTTTACCAAAATTTATCAATTTTATCGAGGATTACACCTTAATTGCATACAATAGTTCTTTTGATTTAGGATTCATTGAATATAATATCAATAATCTTAAAATGAATGAGATAAAAAACAAAACAATTGATGCTCTATTTTTTGCAAAAATTTGTATAAACAATACTGAAAACTTAAAATTAGAGACATTAAAAAAACATTTCAAACTAAATTTTGGTTCACATAGAGCCTTAGAAGATTGTCATACAACAAATCATATATACCAGTACTGTAAAGAACAGTATCTATTAAAAAAATGACAAAAAACACCCATTGCTGAAACAATGAGTGTAAAGTACAGAAAATAAAAAATACCTACCACAGCAATTCTTTTTTCTGTACTCTAATTGTATCATATTTACCAATATTTTACTAGAAAAGAGTGTGCTTTTATGGAAGAAATTTACAATATTTTAAATAACAAAACAATTGCAGAAATGCAAGAAAAAATAAATAGCGATTATAATAATGAAGTATATTTATTATATTTAAGAAAGTCTCGTGAAGATATAGAATATGAAAGAGAAAATAAGGAATTTAAAACTCTTGAAAGACATCAAAAAAGATTGATTGCTATTGCTAATAGTATGGGAATAACTATAAATAATGATTATATACTACAAGAAGTTGTTAGTGGTGATAGTATATCAGAAAGGCCTATAATTCAGGATGTTTTGAAAATAATCGAAAATCCTAAAATAAAGGGTTTACTAGTAATTGATGTTCAAAGACTTACTCGTGGAGATTTAGGTGATCAAGATAGAATTATAAAAACTTTCAAATATACAAACACAATAATTATTACACCTGAAAAAGAATATAATTTGCAACATGCATCAGATGAAGAATATTTAATTGATAAGCTTGCTTATTCTAGAAAAGAATACCTAGGTATTAAAAAAAGATTAAATGAAGGCCGTAAAGATAGTGTTTCAGAAGGAAAATTTGTTGGCAGCCGTTCTGCTTTCGGATATGAAAGATATAAATTAAAAGGTCAAAAAGGATGGTCTCTTAAAATTATTGATGAACAAGCTGAAATAGTAAGACTAATATTTAAAATGTTCTTAGAGGGAAAAGGAACTTTTGCAATTTCATCTGAATTAAATAAGTCTGGAGTTAAATCTCCAGAGGGAAGCATTTGGCGAAAAAATGGGATTAGAGAAATGCTGCATAATCAAACTTATATTGGAAAAGTTAAATGGCAAGAAAGAAAACAAATCAAAGTTATGGAAGATTCTAAAATTAAAACAAAAACAATAAGACAAAAATTAGGAAAATATCAATTGGTTGAGGGACTACACGATGCAATAATAAATGAAGAAGATTTTAATAAAGCTCAAGAAATGTTAAAAAATTCATCAAGCAAATATGTGCCTGAAGATAAAAGTTTAAAAAATCCTTTAGCTGGTATCGTTAGATGCTCAGTATGTGGCAAGGTACTTTCTAGAAGAGATGGCAGTAAACAAGCATACTATAGCCCTAGAGGAAGTAAAATCAATCCAAAGTATTATTATAGTAAACCTTTCGTTTCTTGCACTACAGGGGCAATATGTGGGATAAAATCAAATAATTTAGAAGATGTTGAGGAATTACTAATAGAAACATTAAAATTTTGGGTGACTAGGAAAAAAGTTATATTAAAAGATTATTCTAAAAATTCAAATACAGTATTAAATAACATTCATAATCAAATACAAATTATTAATAATGAAATTATCAAAGAAGAAAAAAAATTGAATAAGTTAAGAGATTTTTTAGAAGATGGAATTTATGATAAAAAAACTTACATTGAAAGATCTTGTATTGTTGAAGAACAATTAAGAATATTGAAAGAGAAAAAAATAATTGTAGATGAAAGTAATGAACATAATAAAATGGCAAAATTAAAGGAATCTATTCCTATAATTGAGAAAGGTCTTAATAATTATTATAAATTAGATGTCAAAGAAAGAAATGATTTTCTACATGAATTTATTGAAAAAGCAATATATACTAAAACAAAAGAAAAAAAACAAAATGATTTGACCTTGGATTTATATATGAAAATGTAATTCTAATTTTATTACGATAATTGTATTCTATATTAAAAAAATATACAAAATTTATTAATTTGGTATATTTGTATATACATTATTCATAATATTTAATGATCCTAAGTACCTGTATGGGCTTAGGACTTTATTATTTTAAACCATTTTTCTGGGAATCCCATTTTATTATATACATCAAAAACATTAATTGATAATATTTTAGAATTAATACTATGCATTCTGCCTTCGATTTTATTATATAATGAGCTAAAATCTGCAGGCTTAAGTAAAATTTTAAGCACTATTATTAAAGAGTACAAATCTCTCTTTCCACATATGTATTGATTATTACTTTTAGCAATATCCAATTTTTCATGATATATAGTATCTGGAATCGCTCTTATTTTACCTGTATCCGCATTATATATTCTTTCATCGTGAGCACACAAATTTCTAAAATATGCTAATGTCTTTATATATTGATTCAATTCATTTTCTTTTATATTCCAATAAGTCGCAACTTTTATTCTTTCTTTTTGTTTCATTAGAGAATAAAATTTACTTAATGTACCTAATGAAATTGTATTAACTAAAACCCACAATGGGACAAACCCATATTGTATTACATAGTGATTTACATATTGTCTTTTATCGATAGAAGAAGCAATATCGCTTTGAACACCTGTTAATAATTCATGAATAAATTTAGCTTGTTTTTTTCGCATTTCTGAAGATATAGACAAATCATTAGTTAAGGTATCAAAATTTGAAAATTTTAAATAATTATCATTACCATATACTTTAGAAAACTCATAAGCTATTAAAGACCTAAGCATATTTTCAACTTTTAATATATACTGAAAAAATACACTCCTAATTTGTCTATCAAATTCATATAAAGAATAAATTTCTTCAAAAGTCACACCAGATTTATAACATTCTTCACTATTTTCATTACTACATACAAATAAATCTTTATACCCATTTATAACATTATAATAATTTTCTGTTTTTAATATTTCTAATGCAAATTCCTCATTTTCAACAATCAATCCCCTACTTCTTAATAATTTAATTTGATCTTCACAACACAAAAAGTCTTTCATAAATTACCTCCAATTACAAAAAAAGTCTCTAGCCCACACGAGTACTAGAGATCAATCACACTACAAGTGTACACTAATTTTAACTAGTTTGTCAACCTTTTTAATGAATTCATAATAATAACATTTAAATATGTAATTTTTCAATACAATTATACTATATCATTTCAAAAAAATCAATTTCATTAGTATAAATAAAATATAATTAAATTATTGACTTCAAAATTTTAATTTTTATTATATATTAGCTAAACTAATCCATCATTACACTTGTATACATTGTGGTTTATATCCGTCAATAAGACCAATAAAGAAAGTTATTAATCCTCCAAAAAACAATGTTGCTCCAAAG